AACCCAACAAGTTCCCTTTAAATACTTGGAGGCGTAAGACTGCAAAGAATAGAAGTTATGATACTATCAGTTATGTTGTTGATTGGGATCGCCTAACTAAAGTATGTCCTAGTACAATGATATTCAAATATGAGTGATGTAAAACTTTATAATGATGATTGTATGAAAATACTTCCTACCTTAAAAAGTGGAAGTATTTCATTAACATTAACAGATATACCTTATGACGAGGTAAATCGTAAGAGTGGTGGATTAAGAAATCTAGATAAGAGTCATGCAGATATAATTACCTTTCCATTAGACGAGTTTATAGACGAGATAGTTAGAGTTACTTCAGGGAGCATTTATATATTCTGTGGATCAGTTCAGGTATCACACATACGCAACAGACTAATAGAACATGGAATGTCAGTACGGCATTGTATATGGGAGAAGACAAACCCATCACCTATGAATGGTCAGTATATATGGTTATCAAGTATCGAGAACTGTGTATATGGAAAGAAGTCTGGTGCTACATTCAATGAGCATTGTAAATCTGCTGTATGGAGAAATGCGATTGAACATTATGAGGATCATCCAACGCCTAAACCAGTTAAGTTAATGTCAAGATTGGTAGAAGCAAGTTCTAATATAGGAGACACAGTATTAGATCCTTGTATGGGATCAGGTGCTATTGGTGTTGCTGCTAAACAATGTGGAAGAGATTTCATTGGAATTGAAATGAATGAAGAATATTATAAACTAACCAAGGATAGAATATACGGTCAATCTGAGAGTGTGTTGAACTTCTTATCCAGTTAAGTAACTGTCATACAACCACTGAAAAGTAGGTTGTTTGTGCTATAATATATTCAACTGAGAAACATTGATGCCATTACGTCCTCACCAACTTGATGCTTTGAGAGCTATGGCAATCCATAACAAGGGGCAGATTATAGTTCCTACAGGTGGTGGTAAGACCATGTGTATGATTAAAGATGCGATAGCACTTCTTAAGGGTAGTTCAAAGACTGTTGTTGTAGTTGCTCCTCGTATTCTATTAGCAGAGCAATTATCTTCTGAGTTCATGGAAGAATTTGTTAAGAATGACATGCCACATATTCAAGTCATGCATGTTCATAGTGGTGAGACACATCATTATTCTTCAACTGATTGTGCGGATATTTATTTTTGGCATAAGAAAAGATGGTATGCTCCCAGAATTATATTTACTACCTACCATTCACTTAGTAAGGTTAAGAGTTCTACTATTGATGTAGATACAATTTATTTTGATGAGGCACACAATAGTGTACAACGAAACTTCTTCCCTGCTGTTAAGTTCTTTGCAACTTATAGGGCTAACAGGAGCTTTTTCTTTACTGCTACTCCTAAGCATAGCACTACTGTTAAAAAAGCTGGAATGAATAACAGTAAGGTGTATGGTCAGGTAATTGTTAATGTACCAGCACCTAAATTAGTTGATGAAGGTTATATACTACCACCTAAAGTTGAGGTGTACAAGAGTCGTTTACTTAGAAAAGATGAGATCTATTCTGAAGTAGAGTGTGAGCATATGATTAGTGCTATTGATAGATTAGAAGTAGATAAGGTTCTTATCTGTGCTAAGTCTACCAAACAGATTACTAATCTTTTGTATGCTTCTAAGTTTCAGAATGAACTTGCTTGGCGTGGTTATTCTTGGATGACTATTACATCAAAGACAGGTGCTATCATTGATGGTGAGAAGGTAGGTAGAGATGAGTTCTTTGAGGTTCTTAATGCTTGGGGTAAGGATGAGAATAAGAAGTTTGTAGTATTACATCACAGTATATTGGCAGAAGGTATTAATGTAAAGGGATTAGAGGCAGCGTTGTTTATGCGTAATATGGATTACATTACTATCTCTCAAACGATTGGTAGAGTAATTCGTTTAGGTAATGATAAGAAAACTCATGGCAAAGTATGTGTTCCTGTGTATAATAATGTTGGGATCTCTACTGCCAGAAAGGTTGAGACAGTTGTTGATACTGTATTCAATCAGGGTCAACCAGCAATTTCTGTTATTACACGATGAACATTAAAGAAGACGAATATATGTCTAGTGATGTGTGGAAAAGAAATATTCCACCTGTCACTAATTTTAAAAGAGGAAGTACCTACAATCAATTTGGTATGTGGGTTATGTGGACTTATTATATCATTGTTGCTATGATGATAGTAAGATTAATCTGGGTATTAAACACATGAATATCTTTGTAACTAATCCTGATCCACATAAAGCTGCTACTGAGTTACCAGATAAGCATATTGTCAAGATGCCATTAGAGACTTGTCAGATGCTTTCTATCATATACTCTAAGTGGTATTATGATTGGGGTGAGATACATAAAAAAGATGGTACACCATACAATACAACAAAAGGTGCATTTAGGAATCATCCCTGTACTGTATGGGCAGCAAATAGTATATTCAATACTGCTTGGTTGATTCAACATGGATGTGCATTATCTGATGAATATTCTTATCGTTATGGTAAGGTTCATGGATGTGCTGATGCCCTGTTTGAGGCGAAGAAAACATTTCATAGATGTGCTGGTGAGGTCATTACTTGCTATTGTATGGTAGAATGGTTCACAAGAGCTATGCCTGATGAGATTAAGAAAGATAGAACTATCGACACCTTTACTGCTTATCAAAAGTATATCAATTCTAAACCTTGGGTAAAGGATAACTACCTACGCAAACCTGAACGCAAACCTAATTGGATTCAATGAGAGACACTATTCTATTTGGAGATTGTAGAGATACACTCAAAGAGTTTGATGAGAAGGCAAGGATGTGTGTTACATCACCACCTTACTATGGGTTGAGAGATTATGGTGGTGAAGAATCACAGATAGGACAAGAGCAAAGTCCTGAAGAGTTTATTGATGAGTTGGTCAAAGTATTCAGAGAAGTAAGGAATGTTCTTACTGATGATGGAACTTGTTGGGTAAACTTAGGTGATAGTTATTACAACTATAGGAAGGATGGATGTATTCCTAAACAAACATTCGCAAAGAATAGACAAGATCTACCTGAAACAACACCCAGAAGATCTAATAAGTTAAAAGGATTGAAAGAGAAGGATCTTATTGGTATTCCTTGGATGTTTGCGTTTGCTATGAGAGCAGATGGATGGCATTTGAGACAGGATATTATATGGCACAAACCTAATCCAATGCCTGAGAGTGTGAGAGATAGATGTACCAAGGCACATGAATATATCTTTCTGTTTAGTAAGCAAAAAAATTACTTCTATGACAATGAAGCAATCAAGGAACCAGCAAAGGATTGGGGAACCAGAGATAGAACAAATGGTAAGTATCATAATGAAGGAACAGGTTTACAACCTCATTCAGGATTGACTAAGAGCTATGAGAAGAAGAATAAGAGATCAGTATGGACTGTAAATAAGAAACCTTACAAAGGTGCTCATTTTGCTACTTATCCACCTGAGTTGATTGAACCCTGTATCAAGGCAGGTAGTGAGGTAGGAGATATTGTATTAGATCCATTTATGGGGTCAGGAACGACTGCTGCTGTGGCAAAATCACTAGGTAGAGACTACATTGGATGTGAGTTACATGAAGATTATGGTAATCTAATTGAGAAAAGAGTGGGGGAATATGCTCCAGTTATGGAAGTGACACATTCCCCTTTACTTGATGCTATAAATCAAGTATAATACAAATATCCACAGGAAAACCAATGCGTTGTAAAGTCGATCTCTATGTTGCTGGTACTGTCTTTAGTGAAGAAGTACATGCTCGTGATTACCAAGAGGCAAGACAAGTAGCTCTTGCAAGAAACCCTAATGCCAAGGTTGTTTCTGTAACTGCGGTATTCTAACTATGACTGATAAAATGGATGCAAACAGGTCAGATGGTCTAAGGCAAGAGTTGTTAGGACTACTAAAGTCTCATGCTTACAAAAAGGGTGATTATACCCTTTCTTCTGGTCGTAAGAGTGAGCATTATGTAAACTGTAAACCAGTTACATTAAGTTCAAGAGGACTCACATTATCCAGTGTAATGTTACTGGAGGCAGTAGAGAAAGAATCTGTGGCAGTAGCAGGTCTTACATTGGGTGCTGATCCATTGGTAAGTGGTGTTGCTGTTGTATGTGGTCTTGATAATATCAAGGTTGATGCTCTTATTGTTCGTAAAGAGGCAAAGGGGCATGGTACTCAAGCATACATTGAAGGTCCATTACCTGAGAAGGGTGCTACAATTACTGTTCTTGAAGATGTGATTACTACAGGTGGATCAGCGATTCAAGCAGTCAAGAGACTTCGTGATGCTGGTTACACAGTTAATCGTGTTGCTGCTATTGTAGACCGTCAAGAGGATGGTGAGGCAGATACCGCTATGAAATTAGCAGGTTTAGAATTAGTAAGTATTTTTAAACTGGAGGACATCACAGGTGAGACTAACTGAAGATGTAATTAACAAGATTGCAGTACTAATGCAACACACCAAAATGAATGGTGAAGTTAATTGGAAAGATGGTGATGAGATTGATGTGTGTCTTGGAGGTACATTTGCTGGAGATAAGTTTATCTCTATTATAAACAGAACTCGTAGTAACACAACAAAGAAATGAGTGGAGTACCTTCAGACTATCGTAAGTTTTATTCTTGCCCCAATAAAAACATATTATCAAATGATGGTGGACAACCTGAAGGATATGTTACTAAGGATGGTTCATGGGCAGCAATACCATATCATACTAACCATAAAAAGTTGATGGTTATTCACAATGGTGAACATATGTATCTTGCACCAAACTATGAGAAGGCGGTAGCATACATAAAGAAACAAATTTCTATTGAGAAGAAACTCAAGAAGAAAGGATCGTTGGAGAAGTTTTTATGAATGACCAAGAAAGATGGGATCGTGCCAGAACTCTACTGTTAGAGTCATTGTATAAACCTGACCATCAACTGAGAAGTTGTGCTTATAATCAGGAATGTAAAGATGATCTAATGGCAATGAGAGATCAAGTAATAGAGATGGTGAGGGATATGCCAAACCCACATGCAGAAGCATTGCCATTTGGTAAGAAGAATAACCATGTAGAACCTACAGTCACTACACCTAATGGTGAGATTAGTGAAACTTTAATGAGTGGAACATTGGGTGAATACTATAGTAAGGAGAAGATCAATTATGGATCTTAGAAAACAAATTAAAGATATTGTAGAAGCAGATATTCAAATTGCTCTTAACGATTACATAGAGAAGGAAGGGGCTCAGGGTGTTAAGGGTCAGAAACTTAATGCTAAGATGAATAAGAGTGAAGTAGATAAGATCATTAAAGAGTATAAGAGACTTAAGAAGGAAGAGAAGTCTAACTTAGGTGCTGTAAAGAAGATGGGATTAGTTGATAAGAATGGGAGGGCATTATGAGTAAGATTGACACTCAGGGAATGAGTGGTGAAGCAACTGAAGGATGTAGGGATAACATATACCCACATGATGAGAATGGAGAACCAATTCTACCTCGTGCTGTAATTACACCTCGTAGGATACATACTCAAGAGATGGTTAAAGAGTTGAAGATACTTATCAATGAAGTATTGGATGAGAGAGATGGTAAGAGAGGTAAATCATACTTTGATACTGAGAAGTTTAAACATCTTATTGGCGACCCTGAACCACCTTACGAAAAATGGGAATGATTAGAAATTGGATCAAAGAGATCATTAAAGAAGCACTTGTTGAGTGGGAGACGGAAGTTTCCTATCTTGGAAGACCAGGATATGAGTGGAACGGTGAAAACTGGGTTCCTAAAAAGGAGGATAGACAATGACTAATAAATTTAATGATGAAGAGAGAGCAGAGTTGAAAGAGATTGTGCTAGAAGCATTAAAAGAGTATCATAGTGTACCTGATTGGCAGAGAACTCATCCTCATTGGACTTTAGATCAGTTTCAAGAATGACTAAGAAACATAGTTATAAGAACCCTTCTAAGGCAAGACATGATCTTGCTAAAGTAGAGGCACAAGTTACTGAAGGTAAGAAGTATTATGATGAGCAAGGGTGGGAGATCTCTCCACCCATAAGTGATAGAGAGTGTATCTATCGGTGTTTAGAAAATTGTGAGTCACTTGCTGGACTTGATAAGAAACAAGTGCAGCGATTGATGGAAGACTTTAAGACCAAGAAAACAGAGTTTGTACGCAACGAGGAGTATCCAGTATTATGAGATTAGGAATTATGTGTTCTGGTAACGGAACCAACTTCGAGAACATAGTTACAAATCCATTATGCAGTAAACATGAAGTTGTATTGATGGTACACAATACAAAGAAGTGTGGTGCTGTGGCAAGAGCAGCAAAGTATGGTATTCCTCATATTAGGATACCACATAAAGATGAAGATAAGATGATAGAACTCTTTAAAACATGGAGAGTTGATCTTATAGTTCTTGCTGGTTATATGAGAGTTATTAAAAATCCTGCATCTTTCCCCTGTCCTATTATTAATGTTCATCCATCACTACTTCCTAAGTATAAAGGATTAAATGTAGTTGAGAGAGCAATGGAGGCAGGAGAACTCACAACTGGATGTACTGTTCATTATGTAAATGAAGAATTGGATGCTGGAGAAATTATCCTTCAGAAAGAAGTTCCCATTCTTCCTCATGATGATGTTAAATCATTAACTAAAGCCATTCAAAGAATGGAGTATGCTATTTTACCAGCAGCAATTGAACATGTTTTTAATGAATTACAGACTATTTCTATGGACTATGTTAAGTACTAATTATCGTTTACAACTGACAGATATTTGTTGTAGAATGATCTCAACAGATGGTGAAGTTAGTTTAGAAGAAAGGATATGGATGCATAAATTGTGTGAGAAAAATGCTTCTGCCAAAGAAATAGCAGAGGCTATGCTTTGCCCAGATCAGATACAAGATGTGGACGATTTATAAACTGTATCACATTTTACAGTTTTGCTTGACTATATAGTATGCATGTGTTAGTATTAACACAATCGTTCAACCTGATACATTTCAGGTCGCAAGTAAGCCGACTCGGAACGGATTCGTTCATCTCCTTCGGGAGACGCAAAAGCCGACTGAAGGAACGGGGTCTTATCCACCCTACCTTTAGGTACAGCCAATGGCAAAAGTCACTTATCGTGGTGTCACATATGACACCGAGAATCGTCCTAACAGGACAGTAAGACCAGCAGAGCATCAGGAAGTTTACCGTGGTGTAAAGTTCCTTGTTGATAGTGAAGGGCACAAGCGTGTTCTTACTGCTGTTTGAATATCTTACTTGACATATACGTTAAAGAGGAGGGGCTATTGACCCTCCTCTTTTTTTGTACTATAATATATGGAAAATGAATACTATGGACAAAGAGAGATTAAAACTTATCGTTAGGAATCTAAAGTCTCTTGTAGATGCATTAGAATCTGAAGTACATTCAGACGTGAGTTCTTATAGGAATTCAGATGCATTCTCTTCTCCCGATACTAACTATGATGAAATGTATGATGATGATGACGGTTATGCGGATTAACTATGGATAAGATTGATACTCAAGGATTAAGTGGTCCCGCAACAAAGGGATGTACTGATAACATATATCCACACGATGAGAATGGAAATCCAATTCTTCCTCGTGCTGTAATTACACCAAGAAGATGTCATACTCCAGAGATGGTTAAGGAATTAAAGATCCTTATCAATGAGGTATTAGATGAGAGAGAATATAAGAAAAGATTAGCAGGTGCTTATGATGATGTGAAACCATTGCCACCATCATACTTTGATACTGAGCATTTTAAGCATCTTATTGATGAACCTGAACCACCATATGAGGATTGGAGCCAATGAGTGAAGAAGTAAAGTTTATTAGTGTTACTCCTGATGCGGAGAAAACAATGGCATATGTTGCTAGAGTTTCTAATCCAAAGAATCAGGACAATGATAAGTTTGCTGGTCTTCTTAAGTATTGCATCCAGCACGGTCATTGGAGTGTCTTTGAGCAAGCACACATGACAGTAGAAATCAATACTACTAGAGGATTAGCAGCACAGATATTAAGACATAGATCATTTACATATCAAGAGTTCTCTCAAAGGTATGCTGACAGTAGTTTGTTAGGAGATAGTATTCCTCTTCCCGAATTACGTCGTCAAGATCTAAAGAATCGTCAAAATTCTACTGATGATTTAGATCCTCTTATTGTACAGGATTTTAATAGTAAGATGCAGAGGCATTTTGTAGATGGAATGAAATTATATAAGGAGATGTTAGATGTAGGGGTTGCAAAGGAATGTGCAAGATTTGTATTACCTCTTGCTACTCCTACTCGACTTTATATGACTGGTTCTTGTCGTTCTTGGATACATTACATAGAATTACGTTCTGCACATGGAACACAAAAAGAACATATGAATCTTGTAGAGAATGTTAGGTCTATTTTTACCGAACAATTTCCTACGGTTGCCGAAGCACTTAATTGGCAATAATTCATATAAATACAACTACTACTGAACTTTTTTTAGCAAATGCCCACATATCCAGTAATAAATCAGGTGACTGGCGAAACAAAAACGCTTAACCTCACAATGAAAAACTATGATCAATGGAGAAAGGACAATCCTGATTGGGACAAAGATTGGTCTCAAGGATGTGCTGGTGTCGGAGAAGTAGGCGACTGGCAGAACAAACTTATAAAAGAAAAACCTGGTTGGAATGAAGTTTTAGATAGAGCTTCTAGAATGCCTGGTGCTGCCGTAACTAAGATTTGACATGCCAAGAAAGAAAAAAACAGAACAACCTATTGGTGTAGGTTTAACCGCCAAGCAGATGAAAAGAAAGAAACCAATTAATACTGATATGATGAGGGACATAGAACCCCTCACAGATAACCAGCAAGTTTTATTTAATGCTTATGCAGAGGATAAAAATCTTGTAGCATATGGTTGTGCAGGTACTGGTAAAACATTTATTACTCTTTATAATGCTTTGAGAGATGTATTAGATCCAAGTACATTATATGAGAAGATTTATATTGTAAGATCTCTTGTTGCTACTAGGGAAATTGGATTCCTTCCTGGTGACCATGAAGATAAGTCTTATCTTTATCAGATACCTTACAAACATATGGTAAAGTATATGTTTGAGATGCCATCAGAAGCAGACTTTAATATGCTCTATGGTAATCTTAAGGCACAGGATACTATTGACTTCTGGAGTACATCATTCATAAGAGGTACTACATTTGATAAGACAATTGTTATCGTAGATGAATTCCAGAACTTGAATTATCATGAACTTGATAGTATAATGACAAGAGTAGGAGCACAATCAAAGATTATGTTCTGTGGAGACGCATCTCAATCAGATTTAATTAAGACTAATGAGAGGAATGGTATTATAGATTTCATGCAAATCCTTCGTATCATGTCATCAGTAGATGTAATTGAATTTGGTGTAGAAGATATCGTTAGATCAGGACTAGTTAAAGAATACATCCTCGCTAAATTGGAAATTGGTTTATGAGTTTTACCCATTGTAATTTTTTAGGTGACCTTGAATTAAAAAAGAAAGAGACTCCTGGCTGTAGGTTGTATGAACTTCCTAGTGGTCAGTGGGTTCCTTCTATTACTTCAGTAACTTCCTTCTATAATAGACAGATCTTTATTAACTGGAGGAAGAGAGTTGGTATAGAAGAAGCAAATAAGATTACCAAGAAAGCAACTGCTCGTGGAACTGATTTCCATGAGGCAGCACAAGCATACCTAGAGAACAGAGAACTTAACTGGGATGATTATCTACCAGCAACACAGTTCATGTTCCATCATGCAGCACCATATCTGGACAAGATAAATAATATACACGCTATAGAAAGAACTCTTTACTCCGAATACCTTGGTCTTGCAGGTAGAGTGGACTGTATAGCAGAATATGAAGGCGAATTAGCAGTAATAGACTTTAAGACTTCAGAGAAGATTAAACCTGAGAAGTGGTTGGAAAACTACTTTGTTCAGGAGACCTTTTATGCAGCAGCTTATTACGAACTAACTGAAATCCCTGTTAAAAAACTTATTACTT